AACAACTGCAACAACTGCAACAACTGGAACGACTGGAACAACTGCAACAACTGGAACGACTAAATACTTTAGATAAACTTAATTATTACAACCTAAGCTACGAACAAGTTTCTATAAAAGAAAACTCAATTATCTATTGTGACCCACCTTATGCTAACACTGGTGAGTATGACGGAGGTTTTGACCACAAAACTTTTTTTGATTGGGCTGACAATCAAGTAAGCCCCGTTTTTATTTCAGAGTACAATATTCCAGATAAAAGATTCACTGAAATTTGGAATATAAAAAAAAGATCAAAGATGAGCGCAAAAAAAATTCTGAACATCAAGATAGAAAAATTGTATGTGAATCAAGCTGGGCTTAAGGCTTTAAAAAAATGAAAGATAAAAAAGGAAGATTCATAAAAGGAAATCCAGGAGGAGCATTAAAACAACCTGCGGAACATAAGACCCAGGTCTTAACTGATGTTGCGGAACTTCAGGATGACATTTCCACTTTAAGAAGATCTGGTTACGCAAGGATTTTAAAGAAGTTTAAAAACTTATCGCAAATGGATTTAGCTACCTTCGAGAGAATGGGCCAGCACAAGGAAAGACTTAGCATAGAAGATGCAGCTTTCATGTCGTTTTTTAATATCATGATTAAGACTGGGAATGTTAACCACATGCGTTTCTACTTTGCTACTTATGGAATACCAACAGAGTTGAAGGCTATAGCAGTCCAAGACATGGATGGCTTACTTAAAAATAGCACTCTAGAGGATAGCGCATTTGAAATTGAAATGTCGGATGATGAAACTCTGTTGATGTTAGACAAAATGAAAGACATAGTAAAAAATAAGAAATGAATGAAAAATATATATTTAAGAAAGTCTGTGAGAAGGACCTTGCTTTTTTTACAAGGCAAGCCTTTAAGATATTAGAGCCTGAAAGCACCTATGAGCATAACTGGCATGTTGAAGTTGTAGCTCAAAACTTAGAGGCTGTTAGCTCAGGTCTTATTAGAAACTTAGATATAAATATTGCACCCAGAACTATTAAGTCATTACTTGTAAATGTAATTTATCCCACTTGGGTATGGGCTACTGAGCCTAGTCATAAGTTTATATCGTCATCTTATTCTGCATCGCTCTCAACTTATTTTAATTTAAAAAGAAGAGATTTAATTAAGTCTAGGTTTTATCAATCCCTATGGCCAATTAGAGTGAAGGAAGATAGAGACACTCAGACTTTTATGGAGAATGAATTTAACGGTTATTTTCTTTCAACTTCTGTTGGTGGTACGATAACAGGTAAGGGTGCAGATACTCTGATAAGCGATGATCTACTAAATGCTAAGGATGCCTTTAGCAAAGTTGCCAGAGACTCTACTAGACTTTGGTACACTCAATCATTTTACAATAGACTTCAAAATAAAAAAACAGGCAGAAGAATTAATGTAAATCAAAGACTACATCAAAATGATATCTCAGGTCTGCTAGCTGAAAAATATGACTTTGAAAAATTAGTTATCCCCATGCAAAAAGTAGAGGGCCAGGTTGAGAATATCACAGGCTGGAAAGACCCTAGAGAAATAGGGGAGTTCATGCACCCGACAAGATACGGGGAAGTTGAAAAGCAAGATGAGTATGAGGGGCTTGGCACTTATGGTTGGTCTGGACAAATGCAACAATCCCCTACTCCTGTGGGTGGTGGTTTAATTAAAAAAGAATGGATGCGTTTTTATGAAGAGCTCCCAACTTCTTTTGATAAAAAAATTCTAGTTGCAGATTTGGCTTTTAAAGATACTGCTAGGTCTGACTTTGTCTCTTATCAATGTTGGGGTAAGTTGGGCATTTATTTTTATCTAATAGATTTAGTACGGGGCAGATGGAATTATGGAAACTCAAAAGCTAACTTTAGAATCTTTTGCGATAAGCACCCAACCGCGTCATTAAAGTATATTGAAGATAAGGCTAACGGTCCGGCCATGATTTCAGAGATTCAAAAAGAAATAAGAAATATAATTGCCTGGCCGGAAAAGAAAGAATTTAAGAGTCTATCCAAAGTAGAAAGAGTGTTAATGACCCAGCCCTTGTTTGAAAATGGTCTAGTCCTGCTACCTAAAAACATTTCCCTAGTTACTGACTTCCAGGATGAGTTGTTGGGATTTACAGAAAGCGGCTCGACAACAGGCAATGACGATATGGTTGACACTTTAACCATGGCACTCATACAATTAAAAACTGCAACTAGATCAAAATTTTCTGCAGGGTAATATAAAAAATATGGCTAGTTTTTTCCAGAATATTGTAGACAAATTATATAAAAGAGAAGTCAGCAAAACAGACTTTAAAGCTCTATTTAAAAGAATAGACTTTGATAACTTTTTTCAAAACCTATCTTACTATGTAGACCCAGATGAGCTTGCCTTAAAGGTAGGAGATAGAAGAGTCTTAAATAAACTCTACTATGATGGCGAGATATATGCGGCTGTTGATAAAAGATTAGTTGCGCTCCTTACTACAAAGCTCACTATTAATGGGCCTTCTGAAGAAGTTAATCGTTTTATGGAAGACCAGATCTTACCTCACGAAAGACAATTAAAACAAGATTTCTGGTGGTCTGTTGCCTATGGTTATAATGTAGAACAAATTATTTATAACGAAGATGGCTCAGGTAAAGTTGACGGATTTCAAAAAGAAGAATTTTGGCGTTTTCAACCTATGCCTGATTTAGTTCGCGTTAAGTTAAGATACGGGGCTAGAGATAAGCTTATAAATAATGAGCTATTAGACTATGGCAAATGGATTTTATCTGTAAATAATGGAACTTCTTTTAATCCTAGAGGCGACGCAATGTTTACCCGTCTTTATCTTGCATGGTTATTTAAGTGCAATGATTGGGATTTGTGGATGAAATTTGCAGAGCGATATGCTCTAGGTTTTTTGCATGGCAAGACTCCTAATGCAGAAGATGTTGAGGCTATGCGCGAGAGTTTACAGACTGCACAAAAAGGCTCGGTCTTAGCTACAACTACAAGTGATAGTATTGATTATATTCAACCATCTAGAGACTCATCTATTTTTGATATCATAGATAACAAAACTACTGACTTATTTTACAGAGTTATTCTTGGGGAAACTCAAACTTCTATTATGGCATCTAGAGGCTCTTCTCAAAGTGCAGAAGTTCATAATGATGTTAGGTTAGAGAAAACTTTAAATGATATTAACATAGTTGAAAAATCTATTGATGAAGCTATGAGACAAATAGGGGATGTTAACGGGATACCTCTTGAGCTTATTCCTACTTCAAACTTAATTTATGAACAAGGACTTGAAACAGCTAGGGCATCTAGAGATCAAATTTTAGCAGGCACAGGTCAGCTTAAATTTACAAAGGAATATTGGATAAACAATTACGGCTTTGAAGATAATGAAATAGAAATAGTAGAAACTCCAGCTCCTTCCGTAAGTCCTTTTTTTAGTGCTCAGCAATCTGCCCCTCAAAAAAAAAGCCTTTTTCTAAGTGATGGGCAAGCCCTAGAATACACTGGACTAGACGGGTGCCATGAGTGTGGTGGGGTTAAAGATATCTTAAAATATTCTCCTGGAGATAAAGAGTTAAATCAAAGAGAAGATGTTATTAAGTTCCTAACTAGAAATCAGGGCCAGCCCATAGACATTAACTTAGTCATAGCATCTATCATGACGGCTGATGATTCTAAAGATTTAGATCAAAATCTATTAGCTTTATTTAATGAAGATGACCCAGGCTTTAATGATATTTTTACAGAGGCAAGTTTCTACGCTGCGGCTTTAGGTGCTAGGCAGGGAAATCCTAAAAAACTAGATGCTTCTCAAACTGACATCGAGCTATCGCCTTTCAGAATACAATTTGCAACTAAGGAAGAAGTCACCTTTGATTTTTCTCTTAATCTTTTAAAAGACAGAGTTGCAGTTACTAAGTTTTACTATAATGATTTGCCTAAAGATTTGAGAAGGCTTTCTTTTTATGTATCTGGTTTAGAAAAGCTCAGAGAAATAGAAATGGTTAAGACGTCTCTTGCTAATTCCATAACTCAAGGCAATTCTTTTAAGCAGTGGAGGGACTCTCTTGACACAAGTGCTATGGAGTCCTTAGCGCAAGCTAGACTAGAAACAGTTTACCGAAATAATGTAAACACAGTTTACAATCAATCGATGAGATATAACGCTGGGACTTCTAACGTAACTCCTTATCTTATGTATACGGCCGTTGGGGATAGTGACACTAGACCTACTCACTTAGAATTAGACGGCACTGTTAAAAAAGCGGACTCTTCATTCTGGGATAAATATACTCCGCCCGTGGGGCATAATTGTACAAGTTTTAAGCAAAAAGTATCAGGGGATTTTACTAAGGCTTTTAGAGCTTTTTATAAATCTGATATGGTTCGTATCTATCTGAAAAGTGGAAAAATCATTAGCGGTATTACACTGAACCACCCAATGATGTCCGATCAAGGATTTATCTCTGCAAAAGATTTGCAAGTTGGCGATAAGCTTGTCACGAATAATTTCGAAGTTAAAAGATTTAACATGTCTTGGAATATAAATTACAACAATGTCACATCCAGTGCTTCTAATGTTTTCAAAGCGATGTTTCTTAAGGCTCTTAGTATTAAAAAGTCCACGTCTTTCAATTTCTATGGCGACATTAAGTTCATGAATAAAGAAGTCGACATTGTGACCACTGATGGATTTTTGTCTAGTAATAGTGAAGTGGCTTTCAAAGGTGTTGAAAAATTCATTTTCAAACTTACCTATTATCTCAGCTGCGCATTTCCTTTCTCGTGTGTACGATCGTTTATTCATGGCATCGCATTTAATATTATTTTTATTAAGAATATTATTAACATACCCCTTAGAGACTCCAAGGATATTAGCAATAGTCCTAGTGTTTTGAAAATTATCGGAATAGAGCTTAAGAATATTTTCTTCAATTTCTACAATGTCTTTTCCGAAAAGTTTTTGCTCAGACATTCCTCTAGATTTGTACCCGAACATGTGAAGCCTTCTGATGATCGTATCTCTGCTGACCTTGAACTTAAGGCTAAGTTTATTAACACTAAGTCCTTCTTTGAAGGAACTGACGAGATCGTTAACATCAAGTTTTATCCTTACATCGGATTTGTTTATGATTTTGAGTCTAGTCATGGCTTGGTTATAACTGATGGTATACTGTCTGGCAATTGTAGATGTGGAGTTATTAACATGACTCTAGAGGATGCAAAAGAAATAGGAATTTCTAGAAAGAGTTTAAATAATTTCCCTAGACCTGAAGTGGGCTTTGGGGATGCATCTAATAAAACTTATGGAAATGTTTTATCTCCAACTAAGCAGGCAGCATTAAGAGCTATAAATAAACTTCCTAATAACTCACCTTACAAGTCTAGGTTTAAAAATTCTTTAGACCAGGTTGACCGAAAGGTTGATCTTTGGTGGAACACAGTTGAGAATAAATTCAAATAGGGGATTTTGAATGTCAAATAAAATGTTTATCACCCAGACCTTTTCACTTGATGATAAGGATAAAGATGGGGAGCTAACAGGAAAGTTTAAAGGTGTGGCTTATTCAGGCCAGCCTATAGACTATCACTCTGGCTATCAGAATTTAATTACAGACGTTAACTCAATATCTTTTAAAGAGAAACTTCCAATATTTTTACACCATGACCCAACTAAAATTGCAGGCTATGCCACAATAAAAGTTGTAGATAATAAAATCCTTATTGAAGATGGCCAGATTTCTAAGAGCACTGAGAGTGGGAAAGAAGTTTTAAACTTAGCTAAGGAAGGTTTTAGCTGGGAGTTTTCAATAGGCTATTCTTATGACTTTGAAAAGATTGAAGATATTAAATCAGGAATTGAAACAGAGATTAACGGTTATCCTGTAACAGGACCCGCAACAATTATAAAAGATAGTTGGCTTCAGGAAGTTAGTTTTGTGCCTGTTGGTGCAGACAAGCAAACTGTAGCTGAGATTTTTAAAAAACAAAATAATAAAGGGGAAAGAATGAAAAGCAAAATAGAATTTGATAGCGCAGCATGGGAAAAATTTGCATGTGGTTGTGGTGGTACAAAAGACTCATCTTTAGAAGAGCTTGCAGAAGTTTTGATTGATGAAGATGTTTTAAAAGCTTTGGAAGAAGAAAATGCAGCTCTTAAACTAAGAATTGCTGATCTTGAATCTGAAATGGAAGTGGCTCAGGCTAAAGATTTAGAAGAAGAGCTTTCAGCTCTAGTTTTAGAGAAAGGTATTTCTCTTTCAGCAGAAAAAATAAAAGAATATTCTCTTGATAGCGTTAAGGCTAAGTCCTTTATAGAATTTGCACTTTTAGTGGAAGTTAAAAAAGTAGAGCCTAAAAAGATTGATGCTAAGTTCACTAAAAAAATTGAAATTTCTAAGGATGAGCCTGCTAAAACAAATTCTACTGATGATAGAATGTCTAGAATTACGCAGGCTAAAGAGCTTATCAAAGAAGGTAAAGCCAAGAACCTTCCGCAAGCTTTGTTGTTAGTAGATAAGTTAAATAAATAATTTAAAAAAATATAGGAGATTAAAAAAATGGGATATAGTTTATCAAACAAAATTGTAAATGCTTTTGAATTAAAAAAGAACTCAGCTATCGCTTCTGATGCTGCTAACGCTAGAAAAATAGGTCAGCTAATTCAATTAGCTACTGACGGAAAAGTTCAAGCTGCAATCAGTGTAACTGCTCTTTATTTTCCACTAGAGGAGAATGCAGATGTAGATACTTATCAGCAAGCTGGCAGGTCAGTTGATGTTGTAGTTTCTGGTGTTGCAAATGTTGCAGTAGAAGTTGCAACTGGAATTGAAGCTGGTGAAGTTGTTAACGTAGGACCTGCTGGTCTTGGTGTTGTGACTGGTGTTGGTGTTACGGCCGCGGCTGTTAGAGTAGGAATTGCTTTACAATCTGCGGCTGGAAAAGCTAGCATTGCAGTTTTGTTGCAACCTGCATTAGTAGCGGCTGTAGTTTAATAAAAAATTTAAAATTTAAAAATTAACGGGGGAATAAAATAAAATGGCAAAATCAAATTATCCAACAGAAAGATTATTAGCAGATATAGTTTTTGAAATGGGACTTAAAAGAGAGGGGCTAGTTGCAGAATGCGCTTTTCCTGGCATTGCAGTTCCATCATGTGATTTCAAATATGCAGACTGGACAACTACTGCAGATTTTAATGGTAGAATGGACAACCTAAAAGCAGTTGACGATTTAATTGGATGCTACTCAGCACCTAAGAGAATTAACCCATCTAGCTTTAAATATGTTAATGCTTCAACTCAAGAGCATGCACTAGAAATGGTTTTAAAAGATTGTTGTGGTCCTAACTTTTGTGGTCCAGTTACTATTGATGTTGACGGCGCTAAGACTATGGAGCTAACAGATCTTTTGTTACTTCAGCATGAGTTAAGAGCTATTAATATTATGACTAATGAAGCTGATTACACTGATGCAGGAACAGATTTACCTTCTGAAATTACTGCTGAGGGAACAAGGTTTAATCTTACGCTAGCAAATCTTCTAAGCCCAACTTTTGATCTTTTTGGATACTTCCAAGATATCCAAAGCGATAACGAGCTTACAGGTGCTAGAAACGTACTGATAACTAAACTATCTTTGTTTAATAAACTTCTTAGACATCCAAGTGTTAAGCCAGGCGGCTGTGCTATTCCAGTAATGGCAGCTCAGGAAGAGCTTGCATCACTTTTAGGTCTACAAAAGATTTGTATTGCAGATACTGCTGTTAACACTGCACTTCCTAATCAGCCTTTTAACTTGTCAAATACTTTTGGCGAATATTTCTTCATGGCAAAAGCTGTTAAGTTACAAAGAACAGATGCGCCAGTTAGAGGTTATGGCATGAGTCCTTTTACTAAAGATGTTTCTTCTCTAGTTAAGTTTGATGAGGACTTAGGCGCAGAGGGTGGGGATGTTCAGGTTGTTTATCATGATTTAACTCCAACTGTTGTAGACATTAAAGCTGCAACTCTAATTAAAATTACTGCATCATAAGGTTTAGATAACTTATGAAAGTTATTAGAGCTTTAACAGATATTTATGTTCCTATCACTCCCGAAGAAGGGAGTGAGAGTTACATGATGTTAAATAGAGTTTCAACAGGGAACCTTGCACTTGTGTCAGATTCTCAACTTAAGAAACTAAAAGAAGGAACTTTTAAAATTTACGCAAATGTAAATGCTAAATTTAAAAGAGATAAAAACAAAAAATAAAAAAGGTGTTAGATGTCAACATGGGTAGATAGACAAGGTCTGTATAATAGATATGGACAAGAGTATATCGAAAAGCTCGCTCGCAGGAGAGATTTTGACCCTAGTGCTAATGGCGGAAGTGGCGGTTATGTTGAAAACACTAGCTCTACAAGAGTTAATGAAATTATAAATATAGCTATTGAAGATGCTAAGACATGGATGCTCTGGAAAATATCTTGTTGTTTTAATATTCAAGATTTCAATTTATTACTAGCTGACAATAAAGAGTTTAGCTTCCTTCAAAGATTTCATATTAAGTTAACTATTATTTTATTAAAACATGGTGGGGATTGCGCTCAGTGTGATGAGTGCAAAGCAGAAATATCAGAAGTCTGCTCCTGTTCAGAGATATGCACTGATGACGGGATATGTATTCCCTCCAGAAAGAGATCAAAATTCTCAGTAGAAAAAACAGAGCCTAGTTGCTTGCCAACAAAAGTATGTTGTGGAAGTTGTTCTAATGGGTGCTCATGTGTCAATTAGAATTACGGATCTTCCTTACTTAAATCCTTTATTAGTCCACTTAAGAAAAGATGTGAACTTAGAAAAGTTCTTTTCTACAAAAGATTTTTTTGCAATGCCAAAAGCAGACCTTAATGACTTAGAAGATGCCTTAAAAAAAGATTGTCCAAGTCCTAGATCTCTTTGGATTTTTCCAGGGACCTCATCAAATGCGGCTCCTCAACAAAGGATTAAAGATTGCACTCCAAAGGCTAATCATATTTTTAATATTGTTATTATCTTTCAGTGTATTAGAGATACTTTTGAATTTAAAAAAGACCCTATAACAACAGACATTTATCTTGATGGGCAATTCATGGAGTTATCAGAGTCTAGAAGAGCAGTTAAAAAATCAATTACAGAATTTAATAAAAATTTAAACATGAGAGAAGCCTATGATTTTATATCGTGGAATTCTGATGAAATGCTTTTCCCTGATGGGGAAAGTAATAATTTAATGTCTAGTTCAAGTTTTTCAACTATTATTTTAAAATAAAAACCAGGGGGTTTAAGAATGGATTTATGTTGTGGTTACTTTAGAGGCCAGTTTTATTTAAAAAAAGAAGGAACTGCAAATCCTGCTTTGCCAGTAGGTAATGCTAGTGCATTTGCAATTAATCATGAGTTAACAGAAGTAGAACAAGAAGATTTTACTTCTCTTGGAGGCACTGCCTGTTCAATTTCCTATATTAATTCAGCTACTATTTCTATGACTCTAAATTGTCTAAAGGCTCGTAACTTAGCCCTAGCTTTTCAGGGCACAGGTGCTTTTGGAAACATATCAGCAGGAACAATAACGGATTATTTATATACAACCGTTGCACTAGATGAGCTTATTCCACTTGCGTTTATTCCAGATAGAGTTGGAGTAACAGTAGTAGAAGGGGCAACAACTTTTGTTGAGAATACAGACTATATCGTATCTTCTGCAGGAATTATTTTAATTTCAGGTGGGGCTATTACTATAGGTACAGATTTAGAAATTACTTATGACTATGGCATTAGCACTATAATTCAAGCCTTAACTACTGGTCAGCAAATATTTGAAATCTTTTTTGATGGCATAAATGTTGGAGAAGGTGGCGATCAACAAGTTGCACTAAGAGTTTTTAAGGTTAAGTTTGACCCTACTCAACTTTTAATCTTATCACGACTGGTGAGTTTGGCTCTGTTGAATTAACAGGAACTATCTTAAAAGATAACAGTAAGATTGGAGCTGGAGTTTCTAAATATTACAATATTGAGTTTGGTCCCGTAGCTTAATGTCTATTTCTGAAAGCTGCTGCACTTTTTTAAGGGGTGAGTTTTATATGTCAGAAGTTAAATCCGAGTGTGAAAGCACTTCGGGTTTAGTCTGTGGCATAGAAGCTCCCCTTAAAAAAATGGGCAATATTCAGTCAGCTTCTATAATAATTCAAAGTGAAATATTAGGAAAAGAAAACAGATACAATCAGACTAATATAAAGCCTGCAACTCGTTTGCAAGTTCAAAATGTTGCCCTAAACTTATCTGTTCTATGCTCTAAAACTAGAAACATGGAAGTAGCTATGCAATCCGCACCCTTTACAAGCGGCTCTGCAGTGGGTTTTGTGCAGGAGTATTTACTTTGTGATGGCCTAGCCTTAAGTGAAGGTAACTTTTTTGTATTTAAAAACAATGGAACTGTCATAACTGATTTACTTGTTCAGGTTTTAGATGTGGACGGCAATCTTATAGAAGCTTTAGTTTTAGATACTGATTTTTCATTCTCTTCTCAGGGCATAGAGCTTCTTAGAAATAGAGTCATAGCTGGAGCTGTCTACTTACGGATAACATCAAACTACAATAATACAGGACTTGATGAATTTAACTTCTTGTCAGAGTTTAAGGGACCTAAATATTTATACTTTAAGGGAACTAACTATGGGGAAGGAGAAGAAGAGCCACTAGGTGTTGAAATATACAAAGTTCTTTTCAGCCCAGTGTCTCAACTAGACTTGATATCTCAGGGAAATTATTTTCTACTTAATCTCACAGGTCAGATAGAACTGGACTATGCTAACCAAGACTTAAACCTTGGTGGTTATTTTAGATTAAGAAGGGGATGAAAATAGTATGAAAGAATTAAAAGTAATATTTCCAGAAACATTAGAAGTTAAGTTAGGTGAAGAGATAGTNCAAATTAAGACTATTCCTTTTGGTAAGNTGCCTTACATGGCAGAGCTTGCAGATAAAGTAATTGATAAAATACAGAAAAATGCAGCTTCCGGAGANCTNGGAATTGCTAAGGCTATTTTTGAAATCATAAAAATAGACTTTGAAATTATAGTTCAGGCTCTTACTATAACAACTTCTCTATCAAAAGAAACAATAGAAAGCATGAGCTTAGAAGCTGCAAGTTTTATTTTAACAAATGTTGTAGAGGTAAATGCTGATTTTTTGTCCCAAAAAGTATTCCCAAGTCTAAAGGCAATGGCCAAGACTTTGAACAAAAAATAGACTGGGTCTTAGCTGTACAAAAGTTAGTTTCAACTGGACATAGATTAGAAGAAATAGAAAAATATAGTTTAGCTCAGGTGCAAAGTTTTTTAGAAGTCATAGGATTTGCAGAGAGACATCAAAGAGTTATGCAAGCCGTCGCAAATCAAATGGTCAAAAGTAAGGACTTTAAAGAGTGGGCTAAAAAGGAATTAAGCTAGATGTCTCAAGATTCTCAGTATGGTGTAGAACTAAAAATAAGTGCGACAACTGCAGAAGCCCAGAGCGCAATAAAAGAAGTAGATACATCCCTAAAACAATTCGTTAAAAATGTCACTGGCAGTGAAGCTGCATTAGAAGATTTTAATGAGGAGTTAGAGACATCAGCAAAAGATGCAAAAAAAGGAAGTCAGGCTTACGCTTCCGCAGCATCAGGACTTAAGTCTTTAGGCGATGTATCTAAGAGAGTTGAAACTTCCCTTGCAAAAGTTGGAAAGTCTTTAAGAGACACAGGCAAAAGTTTATCTTTATTTGTAACAGGTCCCTTACTAGCAGCAGGAACTTTAGCTGTTGCTAACTTTGCAAAACAAGAAGAAGCCGTCTCCTTACTTAATCAGTCTTTAAAAAATGCAGGCACTTTTTCTAATGAAGCATCTTTAGGGATACAAAAATTTGCCTCTGCCTTACAAGCTTCATCAACCTTTGGGGATGAGGTAATTTTACAAAATATAGCCCTAGCTCGTAACTTTACTTCTACAAATGAACAGGCCACAAAATTAGTAGAAGCTGCTGTTAACCTAAGCGCTGCAACTGGAGCTCCATTAGAAGCATCAATTACAAATTTAGGAAAAACATTTTCAGGTCTTTCAGGTAGAATTGCAGAAAGTATTCCTGCTATTAGAGCCTTAAGCGAAGAACAGCTAAGAGCTGGAGCTGCCATTGATTTAGTTGCTGCTAGATTTGCAGGGTCAGCACTCGAAGCTACTAAAACTTTTAATGGCCAGCTTGCCCAGTTAAAAAATTCCTTTGGGGATTTTTTAGAATTAATAGGTGCAGAGTTAGCACCTGTCATTGCAAAACTTGTCACTAACTTTCAGAGCGCAGTTGATTTCCTAAACAGTTTAGATGTTTCTACAAGAAGAACTATCGTAGTAATTGCGGCCGCTGCTGCTGCCATTGGTCCCTTACTTATAGGGCTTGGATTTCTATCATCAGCTTTAGGAGCTGGGCTTATAGCTGTAAGAATTTTTACGGGCGCAATGCTTAAGCTCCTTGTAATTTTAGCAGGTCCTGTAGGAATAACTATTGCAATAGTAGCTTTTGGGGCAGCGCTTGCAGGGGTAGCAAATGTATTTATAAAGCTAACTCAAATAACTGAAAGCTGGTCAGAGTCTTTAGTTATTCTAGGGGACGTTGCGCTTAAGGGATTTGCTAGGGTTTTTGTAGCTCCTTTTCTAAATTTATTTGCTACAATTTTTAGAACTATTGGGGCCTTACCTGGACTTGATCGCATCTATGACTGGAAAAATAATGCTGCTAATTTTGATCTATGGCGAGAAAATATAATTACTAGCTTTGGAGACTCTAAGTCAAAATTGTCTACAACCTTTTTAGAGGGAGGGGTTGACTTAGCAAATACTTTTACCCTTGGACTAAGTGGGGCAATATCAGACGGGCTAAAAACTATAAATGATTCTTTTAGCGAGTTAGTAGGAAACCCTCTGGCTAAGACTGCAACTGATAGTGTGGCTAAGGTAAAAACAGATGTTACTAAGTTAGGAGAAGAATCAAGACAAGTTTTTGCGGCCATTGGAAACACTGCAGTTTCTTCTTTTAGCTCTGCTTTTGCATCAGTGAGTGATGGAACTAAAAGTGCAAGCCAGGGGTTTAAAGATTTTGCAAGTTCAGCAGTAGCATCTATTCAAAGAATTATTTTAGAGGCTGCACTCTTAAGAGCCTTAAGCTCTGCTATCCCTGGAGTCTTTGGAACACCTAGTGTAGCGGCTCCTACTCCTGCAGTAGCTACTGGAGGTTTTTTAAGTGGCGGAAAAATAATAAAAAGATTTGCAAGTGGAGGCTCTGTTGTAGGTCCTGGATCTGGGACTTCAGATTCTATTTTAGCAAGACTATCTAATGGAGAATTTGTTAGTGATGCTAAAACAGTTTCACATTTTGGAGCTGACTTTTTTACTAACTTAAAAAGAATGGCCAGGGGATTTAATGGAGCACCTAATTATTCTGCAGGCATGCCAGCTTTTGCAAATGGAGGTTTAGTTTCTAGCCCACAGGGAGGAGAGACAAGAGTTGTAATTCAAAACTCAGGCTCTCCAAAAGAAACTAGAAATGTTTCAGTCGAGCAGGATGCTCAAGGAACTATTGTTAGCATTATTCTAGAAGATATTTCTAGAAATGGAAACATATCTAAGACTTTTCAAAATAGCTTTGGCTTAAAAAGAAGTGGGGTTTAAATGATACCAATTTTTCCAACCTATATATTTATAAATGACAACTCCTTAACTAGAGAAATTCAGCAGAATGTTTTAAGGTCAGAACTCGAAGTGGGTCCTGTTAAAACTAGACCTGTGCAGTGTAGACCTATGTTTCAAGTTCAATTTACGGTTAACATTTTTGAAGATGATTATTCTAATTTTTTAACTTGGTTTAGAACTTCCGTAGCTTACGGCTCTTATTGGTTTTTACTTAATGACCCTTTTGATGGGGTTCAAAAGCGTTTTAGATTTGTTAATACGCAAATAGCTTTTCAAAAAGCAAATCATTTATATCAAGGGACTTTCCTACTAGAGTCTTATGATGCCTAGTTTTACTTCTAACTTTAAAATAAATGTTAACAGATTAAACGCAGAAGAAAGCGTTTTAATTTTGCTAGAAATAACTCACCCACAAATATCAGGGACTATTAGGCTTGTTAAAGATAATAAAGAAGTAGTATCGGGGGGCGAGACTTTTAACGCTATTTCTTTTGATTTTAAAAGACAAGACGATATCCAAGGGGAAGTACCAAAGGTTAGTCTAGTAATTCAAAACGTAGGCAGAAGTCTAGTTAAATGGATAGACCAAAGTGGAGGAGGTAAGGGAGCAGAAATTACAGCTTTACTTATTAGAAGATCTACTCCTAACACTATAGAAGAAAGAATAAAATTACAAATTGAGAGAATAGCCATAACCTCAACTGTGGTATCTTTCACTCTAGTTATTCAAAATAATTTAATTAGACGGGGAATAAAATATATTTATAACACTAGCCGTGCACCAGGTCTTTTTTAAAATGCATTGGTCTAGAAAGTACATCTCTATTCCTTATTCTGAAATGAACTGCGCTGAGTTTACAGAGCACGTTTTAAGTGACTATTTTAATATTGATTTTAAATTCCCACAAAGTCAGGGATCTTTTTTTATGGAGTCCCATCAGATAAGAAAAGAAATGCATAAGTTTGTATTTCCTACTCCTACACTAGACCCAGAAGATGGGGACCTGGTTTTAATGTCAGGAACTAAAAGATTAAATCATGTGGGGTTATGTGTAAGGCTTAAGGGTGTAAGCTATGTCTTACATACGCAAAAATCTTTTGGATGCGCATGTCTACACAAAGTAAGTGAGCTTAGTTTTTACGGTTTATTTTTAGAGGGGTTTTACAAATGGCAAAAATAGTTTACTGGGAAAGTCCTATTGACCCTACTAAAAGAAAATATTCAGAATCTACTAAAGATATTGGTGGGATTTTAGAAGAACTAGGAATAGAAAAAAAGACATTAAGCGTTTCTATTAATGGGGAATTTCCTGATGATATTAGTTTTGATTTACAACCTGAAAAAAATGACATAGTTGAGATAAGGTCAATAGTTAATGGGAACAATGATGCGGAAGGTAAAAACTTAGCTGCTAACATTATTACTATTGCAGCTCTAGTAGCAGCCACAATTTTAACTGCTGGTGCAGCTTCTCCTTATTTAATTGCAGGCATAACTTTAGTTGGTGGTGTTGCAAGTGGAGCCTTAAGATATCGAGCCGCTAGAATACAAGCAAGAAGTGGAGCTGCTGATAAGGCTGAAGTAGATATTGCTGCTAACAACTTTTCTCTTACCTCTGCACAAAATGAATTTAGACCTCTTCAAACTTTGCCTGTTCCTATGGGGTCTATGAGAGCCGCACCTGATTTTCAGGCTAGACCTTACCCTGGATATTGGGGTGGGGACTTTGACACAAATGGATATCCAGTTCTAGGCTCTCAAATTTTAAATCCTGACAACCCTAACGACTGGACTGCAACAATGCCAGTAGGTTACTTTGCAACTTCTCCTTATAACTGGCCTGCATATGAATTAAAAATAGACCCAAGATATACGCTTGCGGATATTACATCTATGTCTGCTGCTGTAAGGCGAAATTTTGCACCACAGTTTTTTGTAGGTCCGATATCTTCTCCTTCAAAGCCTGTTTTACTATATCACTCAGACCCTTCAGACCCTTACTATGGGCGCATTTCTCCACTTGCTATTTTCGCACTTCAGGGAACACAAGCTGCTAACTCAACTACCGCTCAAAATAATTTTCTTCTATGGCATGACTACCCTCTATACCAAGCGGTCTATGGTGCTCCTCCTTTGTGGTTTACAAGCCCAACGTCTGGAAATATTGTTACGAATAATAACTTCAGATGGCAGTTAAGCAATACATATATAAGACCTGTTCCTAGCTCCCCTACTGTTAATCAGGTAGCAAATGCAATTTCTCTTTATATTTTTGGCGAATTAAATAAGGGCATATCAGGAGGAGTTCCAACTTCTTTAGGGTTTACTACTTTTGAAGAAACTATTTTACTAAGAGACTATGTAAGCTCACCTAATCAGTCCGTCACTCACATTTTTAATCATGGGTTAGGTGACTTAGTTATTACTAATAAGCGAGTAGAAAAAACTTTAATTGAAGATATTCCCCAAGCTGAAATAAGTATTATAAATCAAACTACATGGAAAGTTCCTACAACTTTTAAATCTCAATACGAAGTTATTCCAAGGATATTAGAAGGAGCTACTCTTAATAATAACCTTGATTTTCCAGGGCCTGCTAACTTTGTAGCTCCTAATGATCTTAATAATTATAACTTCATTCATAGAGTTACCCCTCTAGGGACTCAGTGGGTAGAAGTAGATTTTGAGGGTAATTGTTATGAAGCTACAAGCTCAGGACTTGGAGAAAATAGAGTTACCTTTGAACTTCAGTATAAGCTAGTATCCTCTCCAGTCTGGACTTTCATCGCGTTAATTTATTTTATTAATGATAATGTTCAAGTTCAAAGATTTACTTACTTAGTTCCTTCTAATTTTTCAGATTTTCCAAGCTCAGAAATTGATTTTAGAATTAGAAAAGTAGAGCCTGATGCTCTTAATAATAACGGGACTAAAGTAGCTCAATTTAGTATTACTTCTTTTAAGTGTTTTTTAGATGACACAAATACTGATATGGTAGGCCAGAATGTTGAGGGGCTTTTCTTAGTTGCTAACACTCAGACATCAGGCTCTTCAAATAAATTTACAGCTCAGATAGATGCTAAGTGTTGGGTTTATGATGCTAGTGCTTCAACCTGGAGCTGGATAGTTTCAAGAAATCCTGCATGGTGGTTTTTATACTTTGCTAGAGGAGGATTTAAAAACTCCTCTGCTGATGGCTCTGCTGTTTTCCCTGAGTCACCAACTTATGGCTGGGTTAATGGTCCAGGCTATGCCGGCTCAACTGAAATAATGTTTGGCGCAGGACTTCCAGATATTGAAATAGATATTGATGGCATAAGCGAGTGGGCTTTGTTTTGTGAAGATAGGGATTTATATTATGATGCTGTTGTAAAAGATGACTCTACTACTAGCGAGATACTAGAAAAAATAGCAAATGTGGGCAGGGGTTCAACTACTTATTATAAGGGAAAGCTAGGGGTTGTTTATGAAGACCCAGAGAAAATACCTTCTGGACTTTATGGAATGGGAAATATTTTAGACGGCTCTTTTTCAGTAGACTATAGTGTCATAAATGTTCCCTCAAAAGTGATCGGAACTTATTCTGATAGGGATAAGGACTGGGAAGCTAGGACAGTAGAAGGTCTAGTTCCTTTTGCAGATACGGATGATTTAAATTTTATATCTCTAGTCTTAGATGGGGTAACAGAAGAACAACAAGCCCAGAGAGAAGTTAATATTTTAGCAGCCCGTCAATACTTTCAAAAAAGATTATATTCTTGGAAAGTAGACCATGAAGGTCTTATAGCTCAGAGGGGGGATCTGGTTTATCTTTCCCATGACTCAACACAATATGGATTTTCTGGAAGAATAGTTGAATTTTTATTTAACGCAAGTCAAGAAATAACAGGTCTTAAAACTACAAGTGAATTTAAGGATACTGCTATCACACATGTTACCATTAGATATCCTGACGGGGGCATGGCAACTTATGCATGTACTATTTTAGGTTGTGATATTGCCTTTAGTGGAAGTTACCCCTTAGCAAAAGCGCCTCAATATCCAAGTGGTAGAGCTAACTTTGATAATACTACTTCAGACTTTGACGGCTCTTATCCTGATGATTTTATATTCTTAGCAGGTCCTAGGGAAACTCCTGGAAAGCTAGTTAGAATAAGTGAAATAAAGGCAGATCAAAATTTTAACTTTACGATTAGTGCAGTCGATGAGGACCCTGCGATGTGGTCTTATGAGTTTGGGCCTCCTATAAATCCTGAGTCATTTAATGACAGTGAAATAGTTTGTAGGGTTTTTAATGTGGGTTACCGGAGAATAGAGCCTGGTCTAGTTTCTATATATTGGGAAGTAGAAGGAGCTGACTTTATTAAAATAATAAATCAGGACACTGGACTTCCAATTGAAGCGCAGGGGGCTTATAGCTTTAGTGGCAGTGAAGTTATTGTTGAATTAACTGCAAGTTCTAAATACACTTTAAGACTAGAGCCTTTTGTAA